GTGCAGGCCGCCGCCCAGCGTCGCGCCGGTCTCGATCCCGAACGCCCCATAGGTGCCGACCTTTCCCTCGAAGCCGCTCTGCAGATGGCGCAGCGCGGTCATGAGACTGTGGCCGCCGTTGTTCGCCGAATCGACGCCACTGCTGACGTAGTCCTTCTTGGCGCGATCGTAGGATGCCTGGTAAGCCGGGTCGCGCATGCCCAGCATGTAGTTCTCGTCGATGCCGAGCTGCTGTGCATACTGCGCGCCGAGCCAGACATCCTTCTTCGACATCACCTTGCCGATGTCATTGACGAGGTCGACCGTGTCGCGCAGATGGCCGTTCGCGTCGCGCGTCTGCACGCCCAGCGACGCGATATAGCTCTCGCCGGCCGGGTTGTTGCGCATGAAGCGCGCGACGTTCTCGATGCTGCTCTGCGCCTGGTCGGCAGACACGCCGACATCCTGCGCGGCGTTCGCAACGGCCTTCAGGCTGCTGGCCGCCGCGCCGGTGCGACGCGATGCGAAGTGGAGCTGCTCGAGCTTGCCGGCGAAATCGACCGCACGCGAGCCGACGAACGCCGCGGCACCGACGAACGCGGCCGCCATGGTGAGCGCCGACTTGCCGGCCTTCACCTGCGCCTTGTCCAGCTCTTCGGTCTTCTTCGTCGCCCCCTCGACGCCGTCCGTGAATTTCTTCTGGGTGTCGACGTCGATCTTGAAGCCGAGCCCGACCAGAAATTCCCGGATGACAGACGATTCAGCCATGCTTTCTTTCCTGCCTGCGGCGCGCGGCCGCTTCGTTGTCCGCCCTAACGGCGAGCGAGTCGTTCATCAGCGCGATGTCCTCAAGCCCGAGCACGCCGTTGATTAGCGACTCGTACTTGCACATCTCCGCGTGCACCGGCGCGAGCAGCCAGTCCTCGCCGCCGGGCAGCACCCTCACCCAGCCGGTGTCGCCTCGCTCGGGCTGCTCGCTAGGCCGGTAAGCAGCCCTTGAATAAAAGGGCCGAGGTTCTCCATGATCACGTAGCCGGTCAGCGTCAGCATGGCGCCCATGTCGATGTCGTCGAACATGCAGACGTTCTGCGTCGGCGACCAGACGCGGGCCCAGCCGGCTCCGTGGTGGCGCTCGACGACGCGCATGCACGCGCCGACCACGTACTCGGCGTCCTCGTCCTTCAGTTGCGACAGCGCCTCCATCACCGGCTCGATCGAGGTGGCCAGCAGCTTCAGGTTCTTTGTCAGCGGCTCGTCCGAGGTCGCCATGTCGAGGTAGGTGCGGATCAGCGGCGGCAGCACGGTGGCGATGCGGCGGCTCACGTGGAACTGCTGCATCGCGCTCATGCGGCCGAGCTGGTAGCGCTGGCCGCCGACTTCCTTTTCGGTGGCCATCAGTACGTCCCGAGCAGGCTGTCGATCTTGATCACGTCGAACTGCCATTCGACGATGTCGCCGTCCTTGGCATAGCGCAGGTCCGGCGCCTTCTTGAAGGCGCACGAGCGGCCCGTGATGACGTCGCCTGCGACAGTCTGCGAGACCTCGATCAGGTTCTTGCCCCACAGCGCGCTCGACAGCGACTGCGCGTCGTACATCGCCATCAGCTTCGCGTTGATCGGCGCGGTCTTCAGATAGCGCAGCGTGATCTGCCCGGACTTGTCGGCGTGCAGGCTGTGCATGCCCTCGCCATCCGAGCCGATCGTCATGGTGTTCTTGTCGCTGGCGCGCGTGATGACGATGCCTTCCTCCGCAGTGGCCTCGCCATAGCCGAGGGAGAACGCGCCGGTCGGCCCGACGATCGTGGCCGTGACGTCCATGAAACTGTAAGTGCCCATCGTTTTCCGCTCCCTTTACCGGTTCACCGTGACCGCGATGTCGGCCGAATGGATCGCGCCGGCTTCCTTGGCCGCGATCTGGAACACCACCGACTTGCGCGCCTCGCGGTCGGCCTGCGACTGCGAGGCGATCGGGGGCGTGTAGATGTAATAGCCCTTCGACAGCGTCTGGCCCTGCACGATCGCGCCGAAGCCGGCCGAATTCCACACGCCCGGCGCGAGGTAGCCGTTCGTCACTGCCTGGTCGCACACCGACGAGATCGTCGCGGCGATCTGCGCGTTGCCGGCGTCGGTCTGCGGGATCTTCGTCGGGCTGGTGTACAGCAGGTTGTAGACCGCCGTCTGGATGGCATTACGGAACCAGAGCGCGTTGTAGACCGAATCGACGAAGATCCCGCTCGGCGTCACGCCGTACTGCAGTATCGACGTGTTGTTGTCGTAGCCGACGTAGACGTTGCAGTTCTTCGACTCCAGCGTGTCGGCTTGCGTGGACGTCAGCGCCTCGGCCACGATGCCCGGCTCCTGCTTGTACATCAGGGTCAGCGTGGTGCTGTTGCCGTTGAAGTCGACCGTCAGCAGCCGGCCCAGGGCCGAGACCACCGCATACGCGCTCGAGCTGGAGTACTGGATCATGCTGTACTTGAGCGCCAGCGCCTTCAGCCGGCTCGCGAGGTCGGTGGTCACCGTCGGGTCGAGCGCCTGCGCGTTCTGCGTGGTGATGCCGTAGATGTGCGCCTGGTCGGCCTCGACCAGCTGCGCGACCGCCACGTGGTCGTCGTCTTCGATGGTGCCGTCGGCGAATGCCAGTCCGAGGAACTGGTTCGCGAACTGGTCGAGGAACAGCGCGGCGGCGGCGGCCGGCGTCTCGGCGGCGATGCCGTTCGCGGGCACCGAAGCCGTCGAGGCGGTCAGCCCGAGCATCGCCGAGATATCCACGCCCGTGGCCGGCGCCGTCGCGTAGCTGACCGTCGAGCTCGCGCCGGTGGTCGCCGAGGTGACAACGAAGCGCGAGCCGTCCCACGCGATCGTGGCGCCGGTCAGCTTCGCGCCGATCACGGTCGCGACGCCGTTCAGGTTGGTCTGGGCCGAGAAATCCAGCCCGGTGATCACCTTGGCATTGCCGTCGATCGTGATGTTGAAGGCGCCCGTCGTGATGACGTCCCATTCCGCGATGGCCTGCTGGCCAGCCGACAGCACGCCGCCGTTCAGCAGGCCGGCCGTGGCCGTCTTTGCCCAGCGGCCGATCAGCAGGCTGGCCGGCTGCGGCGACTGGTTGAAATACAGCGTGGCCGCCTGGTATTCGGGCGCGGTGGTGCCGAAATCCTCGGCCACGTCAGCGATCTGCGCGTAGTTGCGCAGGCGCTCGCCGGTGTCGATGACGGCCGACGGGCCGAGCACCAGCGCGGTGTTCAGGTTTGCGCCCTGCGCCGCGAGCGCGGTCAGGGTGACCGCGACGCTGATCAGGCGCGCGACCGGCAATGCTTTGGACATGTTCATCCCCAGATTAGAATCCCCTTCGCGGGGCGTGGATTAAAAGGTGTTTGAATTCGAGCACCCGCCTCTAACCAACCTGAAAGCGCAGCGCCATCGTGAGGCGAAAATGCCAAAGCAAAAGAAGAGACAGATCCGACTGAGCGGTACAGTTCAACCGTTGAACAGACGCGGCTTATGCAGCAGATGCCGTGAGACTACGGACCTGTTATCAGCCGACACGAATCAGGGACTCATTCATCTCTGCGGCCCATGCGTCAAGTCTCTTGGCCCGATTTCTGCACCGTTGCCGCCTGCCGGCACAATTAAGAAGCGCGATCGCGACGATTTTCTCGACCACGTAGTAGCGGGATCAGCGTTTTCGGGAAAGCGTCGCTAACTATTCAGTCGACGATCCGTTGATTGCAATTACTTGAGTCAAAGCGTCGGCCGCACTCGATATCTCAGACGACAGGAGATTGAGAACCGGGTAGGTCCGGGTGACCTTGCGGCGCAGCGTGAAGGTGATGTCGTAGCGCCGAATCCACTGCTGGTTGACGTAGTCCGGCGCGGGGAGGATCTTCGACACCCCAACGAAGGCCATGTCGTTCAAGCCGAGCGCCTCCCGGTTCTGCGGGATCGCCAGGCTGTCGGCCAGGCGCTGCGCGTAGCCCTTGGCGTTCGGCCCGTAGAACGTGCAGGCGACCTCGATACCCTGGTGCCGGATATAGGTGTCGCTGCCGTCGCCTGCGCTGTCGTGCTGGATGACCGGATTGGCGTCGGGTGCCTGGTCGCTCACGCCGAACGCGCACCAGTTCGCGTTTGGGGCCGGCTGCTTGGCGACGGTGGGCTGCCAGCGCGGCCGCACGAGATCCGGCGGCAGCGCCGTCACGCCCGCGATCAGGTCATGCACCAGGTCGTCCAGGGCGTCGTCCTCGTCCGGCGGCGCCTCGACGGTCGGCGCGAGGTATCCGCCGGTCGAGCTGTCGTTCATAGGGTGCCAGTCAGGGGTTTCAAGTCACACGTCGCGCAGACGAAGCCGCGGCCGAAGTGCGAGTAGTCGTTCACGTTGACCACGGTGTACGTGGCGCCCCGCCAGACGATCTCGTCTGCGTCGGCCGTCGCATCCGGGCCGCCGTCGCGCAGCCGAAACGGCGTGTGCAGCATGATCGAGCCCACGATCCGACTGCCGTCGGCGTTCCGGTGCAGGATGTCGCCGCTATCGCTGGTCACTACTGCGGCGAACGGGATCGGCGTGACGGTGTTCGTTGCGCGGCCATGCGCGTCCATTCCCTGCGTCATGCGATTGCAGATAAGGCCGGCATCCATGAAATCAGGGTCGAGCAGCACGTCTATGACGTCGAGAAGCGCCATGCTCGGCTCCAATGCAAAAGGGCCGCGCGCGGCGGCCCACCGGGTTTGGGTTGAAAGCGTCCTACTTCGCGCCCTTCTTGCGCACGACGTAGGTGATCGACTTCAGGTACTCGCCAGTGTTGATCAGCGGGATGATGCCGGCCGCCGACTGGATCTCGGCCAGGCTCATGCCCGCCGCCTGCGCGCCGGCGTCGATCAAGGCGGCGTATTCCTTCTCTGCCTTGCGCGGGCCTTTCGTGCCGCGCTGCCGGTAGCGGTTCGCCACCGTCGACGGCGCGAGCGGCGGCGGCACGTTGCTGCGAATGCGCAGCCGCACCGAGGAAGCCGCCAGCGTGCCGGCCGCGCCGAGCGACTGGCCGACCTTCTCGAGGTTTCCGCTCAGCGCCGCATCGACGCCGCGCTGCAGTTGCGCAGTCACGCGCGGCAGCGCATCCTCGACGCCGGGCACCAGGTGCGGCCGTGCCGGCACGTTGTTGGCCGGCGAGCCCGTCTCCATGATGTAGCCGATCTCCGCGTTGCTAATCGGCGTGCCCTCGTCTTTTCGGCCGGCTGTGCTGTCCGGCACGCCGACGAGCACCTCCTGCTGCACCAGCGCGGCGATCGACTTCAGCACCGCATCGAGGTTGTCCTGCGTCATCTTCACTGCCATGCCGATCTCCCGCGCGCGGCGCGCGCTACACCTGCAGGCCGCCGGCGCCCATCATGCGCGCCAGCGTGAGGTAGCGGATGCCGTACATCGTGCTGTTCCAGAAACCCGCGCTGTCGAGCGTGACGGCCGACGTGTCGTAGCTCGCGCTGACCTTGTCGACCGATTTCGACGACTGCGGCGCGGCCGCCGCGCCCGGGACGCCGCCGACGGCGGCAGTCTTCTGGTCGCGCGCCGCCAGCGCGAGGTGGTGCGCGGTGACCAGCCCGACGCCGATGTCGGTCAACTCACACCAGCGCAGCGGGTTCACGAGCGAGACGGCCACGGTCAGCCAGATCTGCACGACCGCGTCGGGATACTGCGTTGCGTCGCCGAACTCGGGGAACGTCTGGCGGAACTGGGCGATGTCCACTGCTCACCTCGGTGTTGGATGGGGCCGACGGGCGCCGTTGCGGCGCGCCGCCGGCCGGCCATTATGCGCGCTTGCCGCCGCGCTGCGTGCCGGTGTCGGCCGGCGGCTTCTGCGCGGCATGCTCCTGCTCGCGCACCGCGAGCGTCTGCTCACGGACGTCGATAGCGGCCTCGCGCATGTCGAGGCCGTCGGCCCGCGCGGCCAGATCGCGCTCCATGGCTTCGAGCTCGACGCGCTGCGCAGCCAGGCGCCCGGCTTCGGCCGAGATCTCGTCGCGCGCGGCCGAGAGTTGCGCGGCCTGCGCGTCGAGCGCGGCGCGCGCCGCCGCGAGATCGGCGCCGTCGACCGGCGCGGCCGCTGGCTTCGGCGCGTCGCCGGGCGCGCGGGTGTGGTGCTTGACGTACCAGTGCTCGGCGACGGCCACCGGGATATCGCGCTCGCCCACGCTGAACTGCTCGAGCGTGCCGTCGTCGTGACGGAGCGTGAACGGGGTATGGACGTGGAGCTTCACCATGTCAGATCCCGTCCCGATACGCGCCCGTCGTGCCGTAGCGCCACTCGATCTGGCCCAGGCGCGACCAGTAGGTCGTGATCTGGAACAGCGAGCGGTACTCGAGCGGCGTGCGCTGGAGGTCGGTCATCGGGTACTGGACGTACTTCTTGTCGTTGTTGTACGCGACCATCCGATCCACCGTGCCGAGCGTG